ATGCTTGAGAAATCTGGATATGTGAAAAAATTGAATGAAACAGAAGTAGGGCGATTACTCCCGTTGCAAGTGCGTCAGTTTGCTACATATCAATTGATTCGAGATACGGGGCGCAGAGCTCCAGTTACACGGAAAGATGGATGTTTTGACCAGAACGAATTGGTTTTTTACCCGTTTAAAAAGGGAGATATCGATGAACAAAACGTGGCTTGAGGTATTGCGTGATGAAATTAAACGCACCTCGTTACAGAAGGTCGCGGATAAAACAGGGTTGTCACGAACCACTCTGAGTCAGGCTAGCAATGAAAAATATCCTGGTGATTTAGAACGCGTGAAAAGTGCTGTTGAGAGTGTGTTTATGGGGGCAACTGTCGTTTGCCCAATTCTTGGCGAGATACCGTTGCACGTTTGTTTATCACATCAGAAAAAACAAGCCGGTGATGTTGGTGATAATCCTCAAGCGATCAAGCTTTATAAGGCGTGTCGTTCTCGTTGCCCAAACAGTCAGCTTGATGAAACAGAACAGTTGAAACAACCGATCCGCCTATACATCCCTGATGCTGCTGAAAGCAAACCAGCACTGGCGCAATACGATGTTGCAACTGTTATCCGTCGTTTAGAACGACAAGCAAACTCAGATGCCGGTAGCACAGGTGCAGCACAAAAAATTCTGAATGATTTATTGAAATCAGAATTAGAAGCCATGGCGGTTAAATACAACCGTTTAGTTAAACAAACCCAAAGAGGTGAAAAATGACAACAGCAGAGCGCGTGATGTTTAACGAAATCGTTTACCAAATTAAATCAGCAGGTGTGAACGTGGTTTCTAAGTTTTTGGCTCCAACACCAGTGATAACTGTTGATCGCCCGGTGTCTGGTTTGGTTGATAAAGCGGTTCAGATCCATGAGTGCGTCAATGGTTTGCATAGAACGATTTATGTCGCTCGGATGTCTGGCGTCTGTGTGAAATGGAACAACTGAGTAAACAGTAATAAGAGGATAAAACGATGAACGTACAAGCAAATATTCCAGGTGGTCATCGCATGAATGCGGCGGGGCATCTGGTGCCAGAAGACCTAATCAAGCCAGTCGATAAACTGCGTGATGATGTGGTGAAAGGCATCGTTGCCAAAGCGATTGAGCAACGTAACAACCTAGCTGCATTCAAGCTGCAATCAATGCAGCAGATCGCAGATTTCTGTGACTTATCGTCAGAGGAATATGGCGTTGAGTGGGGCGGTACAAAGGGAAATGTCACGCTGATGTCATTCGATGGTCATTACAAGTTGATCCGCGCAGTGGGTGAGCATCGTGTTTTTGATGAACGGATTCAGGCTGCAAAAAAGCTGATCGATGAATGCATCGAAAAGTGGTCTGAGGGTGCTCAATCTGAGCTGAAAGCGCTGGTCGAACATGCGTTTCGTGTGAACAAACAAGGCCGCATCGATGTGAATCAGGTGCTATCGCTCCGCCAAATCAGTATTGAAGATGCCGACTGGAAAAGCGCAATGGATGCGATTGCAGATGCAATTCAGATCACCGGCACCAGTCAGTATCTGCGCCTGTATGAGCGCCAGCCTGATGGTAAATACGCTCAGATCCCACTTGATTCAGCAAAAGTTTAAGACGTTTAAACAGGAGTTAAACCATGAAAAAAGCAGATTTAATCAATGCAGTCGCAACTGAAATGAACACGGCAAAACACATCGCTGATGAGGCTTTATTTGCGCTGGCAAAGGTATTGAAGGACCAGATGGTGTCTGGTGAGTCATTACTTATCCCTGGTGTTGGTACGTTCTCTATTCAGCATAAGGCTGCTCGCTTAGGCCGTAACCCGCAAACAGGTGAAACAATTGAAATACCTGCGAAAAAGTTAGTGAAGTTTAAAGCGACGAAAACGTTGTCTGATGCCGTAAACGAGTAGATGCGAAACAGGCCCCAGTGGTGTGGGGCCTGTCTGCCGGAGGTGGTGCTCCGGTACTGATGAGCAGCCTAGGAAACTGAACAAAAGTACGAGGTGAATTATGGAGATGTTTGAACAAGATGTAACGATAAAAGAGAAGGTGGTAAGGGCTTTACTGAATTCTCAGCGCTTTATGAGTGCAGCAGAGCTGTCTGATATCACTGGCTATCGCCCGAGTGTTGTGTCAACTAGTCTTGCTGATGCAGTTCGTGAGGCTCGGTTTGATATTAAAACATGTTTAATGCCTAAACAGCCTGGAAGATTAGGGCCGCGAATGGTGAATTATTTTCGCTGTGATGGCATTGGGCCGTTTACAAGAAGAAAGGCTCCAGTGTTTAAAGCAAAAGATGAGCCGTTGGTGCGTGAGTCAGATGGTGATGTTTCACATCTGGTTCAACAGCATGATCCGCTTTGGCATTTTGCGATTTGTCGGCCAGCAGGAGCACGGATGTGAAGACATTACTGATTACAGAGGTTACTGCTGAACAAATTAAACAGCAGATCGAACTGGCGAAGAAAAACATCAGTGAGCTGGGTTCTGATTTTCCAGATGACACGTTTGAAGATGGAATTATTTCGACGTTGGAATGGGTGTTTGGTGGCGCAGCTGCGCCACTTAATGAAGGGTCAGACCATGATTAGTAAAGAAAAGTGGACTGAAATAAGCGAGAAACTATCTCGTTATTTTGCAAATGAAAAATTCAAGATTGGTGATGACATCATTCATGTTCAGAGACAGAAGGAAAGTGAAAGCAAAACCGTTCTGGCTGTGTTTATTAACGGAACGATTTGCATGGGGTTTGCTAACGAAACAAATGCTGATTTTAAGCCAGTATCTCATCAAGTATGGAAACTGAAATCAGTCCGGCTGTATAGCAAACAGAAGCTAGAACTAGCCAAAAAGAAACTTGGCGTAAGACTATTTAATGAGTTCTACCCAAAGGATCAACGGGATAAGCAAAGTCACTATTGGCTTCCATATTTCTCCAGTTCTAAAACATTGATTGCCCAGTTTAAGAAGATCCAAGGAATTGAATACTTAGAGGAATAGTTAAATGAGCAAAATGACATTCGTTGTTGAATATCCAGATGGTGAAGAACCTGCAATCTGCAAAGGAATGAATCGAAACGGAGGAAAACAGGTTTCTGCTTCATTCACTGATTTATCTGAAGAAAATGAAAAGCTAGAAGAAAGAATCGAAGAGCTAGAAGAAAGAATCGAAGAGCTAGAGAAGGAATTACTTCTAAAAAGTTAGTTTGCGAAACAGCCTCTGGTGGTGCAGGGGCTGTCTGCCCGATGTGGTGATCGGGTACTGATGAGCAGCCACGCGTGTGTTGTTCTCCAACCGGAACGGGAGACAACAATGGAATTAGATTTTGAACTGACCAACATCGGCGGCAAATGGGCGATTGCACTTGATATCGAGTCAATGCGTTCTGTGCTGGCAGATCTGCATCGCTTTTATCCAAAAGTTAAATCTCATCGTCGTTTATATAACGAAGTTAAACGTATGCATCGACAAACTAGATCTGAGCTGAAAAAGGCGTATCGGAGGACTGAGCATGGCGAAGGTTAAGATGCTTGGTTCTTATGTGAGAGATGTTCCTGATACCTGGGAACAACATTCAGAGTTCCATGCATATATGAAAATGTATGAAGGTTTAAGTGTCGAGGAATCGATTGCTTATGCGAAACAGTATCTCGGACCAGCTCCGGCAAAAGTAACAGTGAATAAAGTGGAGATTGTCCCTGATGACGATGACAACGAGTGATAAACGAAACCAGCTGATCCGCTTGATTCATGTCGCCAAGCGGGAACTGAAATTATCAGATGATGCATATCGAGAAGCGCTTTCGGCTGCTACCAATGGCAAAACCAGCAGTGCAAAAATGACGATAAAAGAGTTGGAATCTGTTATGGCTTCACTTAAAAACGCAGGGTTTAAACAGGTTTTAAAAAGCCGTAAAAAGCGTTTAAGCCCACCGACATCGAATTTAAAAGTTGAAGAAATCAATAAAATTCGAGCCCTGTGGATCGTTATGTTTAAACAGCACTGGTTGCGTGATGGCAGTGAAACAGCGCTAAACAACTATGTAAAGCGAATAACCTCAAAATCAAATGATGGTGAAGGCATTGCGAATGTCGGCTGGCTGGATAGCAGCACTGCTTATGTCGTGCTGGAAGCGCTCAAGAACTGGCACCGACGTTTAATGATGGACGCCATAACAAAAGCAGGGAAAGATATTCCGCTCAATGAGCGAACGGGGCGACCAGCAGGATATGACGCGATATCAGCTGCTTACATAGACATTCTGTAAAAACTCAAATCCCACCACTGTGTGGGATTTTTTGTTTATAATTGCACCACTGGCTGTATATAAGATCAGTGGGAGTGCCGGATGAACATGCAGAACGATTTATTTGCTCATGATGAGGCCATCGGTCAGTTGTTGGATCAGATGGATTCGATCCCATCACAAGAGTTGAAAAACAAATGGCCGAAGTCATTAGCCGAATTGTGTGATGTTTTGACGCATGAGTTACTGCGTAACAAGCATGATGAATCTGATGCGGCTGCTTTAGCGAGTAAATTGGCAGGTGCCTTAGCCCATTACATGGGCGGTCGGGCTGTTTATCTGCCAACTGGTGACACACTGTTCCAGGCGTTACGCAATAACGCGCTGTATAACGACTGGAAAGGTCGGAACATTGATGAACTGTCACGCAAATATGGCCTCAGTAACCCGCAGGTTTATGCCGTAATTGCAGAGCAGCGGGCATTGCATCGGAAACGGCACCAGCCGGATATGTTTGTTGAGTAAAAATAAAACCCCGCTTTTGAAGCGGGGTTTTTGTTAAAGGGCCATGTAATCTTTATAAGATGGAGATGATGGGTTATCTGGTTTGCATGTGCGTATTAAATCAATTTTGTTGTGCACATAATCATCTAATAATTCATTTGCTGATTTATATGCAGCATCAGTTTTTTCTTGTGGTGCTTGCCCGAGAAAAGAAATAAAGGCATCAGAATATGAGTCCATAGTTAATAGCAATGACAACTTCAAATCATTAAGACATGGCTCAACATTAATTTTTTCCACATCACGTCTTATATTTTGCAGGTCTTTAATTTGTTCGGCTAGCGACATACGTGGAGCACTATTCGCGATTTTCATTGCGTCAGCCCATCTATCATATGCATCAGATATCAATTCAACGCTGATTTTGTAGTCATTCATCATGCGTTCTTTTTGTTGTTTATTTGCCAAAACTTGCTGTTCTATTTTATTGTCAGCATAACTTTTAAGCCCAAATATAACGATGGCTGAAACTGGGATCACGATTAATAGAAGGTGTAATAGTGTCATCCCTTTCATTTGTTGATTTGATTGCATATGTGCTCCTTGTATATTGTTAGAATTAGTTTCAATCAGCACACAATATCAGTCCAGATCTTTTTGTGAGTTTATGTAACCAGTCATAAACCCGACTCAATTAAACCTCCGAGTACGCTGGCAGTATCAAGCGTATCGGAGGTTTTTTTATGGCTGATTCTCTCGCCTGGGGAAATAAAGTTTCTCCTGAATTCCGTCAAAAGCTCATTCGTATTTGTAATTCATTTTGCTGGTCAAAATTACATGCCAGCTGGTTAATGTCATGCATGGCTTTTGAATCTGCGGAAACATTCTCTGCTGATGTGAAAAATGCTGCAGGCTCTGGTGCGGTTGGCTTAATTCAATTTATGCCGTCCACTGCAAAAGGCTTAGGCACCAGCACGATGGCGTTATCAAAGCTTACCCCGGAAGAACAACTGGACTACGTTGCCCAATATTTCAAACCATACGCCAACAAGATCTTCTCGTTATCTGACATGTATATGGCGATTTTGCTGCCCAAATAT